TCTAGATGAAAAAAATGAACATGACGACGCGCATGATTTACTTCCATTTGGAATAATAGATGATGGTAGTGATGAAATATATGAAGAAGAAACAGATCGTATGAATCCAAATCCGTTTCTTTATATTAATGATAATGTTCAATGGTAGTATATTAATGAAAAGCGCAATATTATAAATAATATAAAATAATACCTCCACATATATAACAATCAAGGAGAAATACCTATGCCTTTTCAAGTATCACCAGGCGTCAATGTTAGTGAAATAGATCTCACTACCGTAGTGCCATCAGTATCAACATCTATCGGCGTTGTTGCCGGAAGATTTAATTGGGGACCAATGAGCAAGCGTGTTCTGGTAGAAAACGAAGACATTCTTGCTGCTGGTTTCGGTAAACCGACTAATGATAATTATCAAGAATGGTTTACGGCCGCACAATTTCTTAATTATTCTAACCAGTTGTATATAGGTCGTTTGAACAACGGCGCAAATAACGCCGCTTCGAACACGACCGCGGCCGCTATTCAAGTTTTAAACGATGATGATTATGAAGTAAAAGAAGCAGCTGCTGGATTAGGCACTAATCAATGGTTAGCTAAATATCCTGGCGCGCTAGGCAATTCGCTAAAAGTAGCAACATGTACCGGCAGCGCTATGTGGGAATCGACCCCACTCACAAAGTGGTATTTCGTAGCTGGCTCCACGGCCGCAAATACTTCGGACAATATCGGTTTATCGTTGAGTGCCGGTGATTATTTGTATCATGCAAATTCTAGTGTAAGAATTGATCTTCAGGTTGCTAGTACTAGCAACACAACGATCACGACGGCCGCGGATCCGTCGCCAGGCCACGCTATCGATAACGCTGGTCCTCATACAATAACCCGGGCGGCGGGTAATTTCGTAGATGATGGTTATTTGATTGGCGCAAATATTAACGTAGCTGACGCGAGCGACCCAACTAATAATGGATCATATGTTATTGAAACTGTAACACCGACTGTTATAACAGTCGTAGCAACAAGTGGACCAAATGACAATGGTTTTGCCGCAACTAACGCGACCGACACAACCGTGACATTTTCTGTAGCTTGGAGCGATATAGTTCTAGAATCTGCTCCTACGAGTGTCGATTTAGGTGGAGCTAGTGTTGATACTACATATGCGCTTATCAAACGTCGGTGGGAATATTATCCTGTTTTTGATGGCGCGCCAACCACTTCCGCATTTGCCGCGGCCCGTGGCGGTTCGAACGACGAAATTCACGTAGCTGTTATCGATGAAGATGGAGACATTACTGGTGTAAAAGACTCAGTGTTAGAAGTGTATCCATTTGTTTCTCGTGCATCAGATGCTCGTAGAGATGATGGTGGCAGCGCATATTATAAAAGAGCGATAAACACACAATCTAAATGGATTTGGTGGGGACAACACGATACTGCACAAGGATTTACGGGCGTAACGGCAAGCGATGATGCTACAACAGCGTTTACTGTAAGTAGTTCTGGCCTTCTTGGCGATGAAGCAAGATTTTCTCTTACTAATGGAGCAGACGGTGCTGCAGCTACACAAGGGCAAATTACTGACGCATATGATCTGTTCGCTAACGGCGAAGAAATTGATATTAGTATCATTATGGCTGCAGCAGCAACTGCACCAATCGCCCAACACCTAATTCAACAAATCGCTGAAATAAGAAAAGATTGCGTAGTTACAGTTTCGCCTGAATACGCAGATGTTGTAAATAATGCTACATTCTCTGGCTCTGAAATGGAAGACGTTATTGCATTTAGAAATGCAATAAATGTTTCTTCTTCGTACGCGATTATGGATTCCGGTTGGAAATATATTTATGATAAGTATAATGACGTATATCGATATGTTCCATTGAATGGAGATATTGCAGGAACGATGGCCAGAACAGATAATGTACGTGATCCTTGGTGGTCTCCCGCTGGCTATACTCGCGGCAATATTCGTAATATCGTAAAACTTGCATATAACCCAGCTAAAACACAACGCGATGGGCTTTATAAGGCCGGTGTTAATTCAGTTGTTACCTTCCCAGGTCAAGGAACGATTCTTTACGGCGATAAAACCATGATGAGCCGCCCTAGCGCGTTTGATCGAATTAACGTTCGTAGATTGTTTATTGTTCTTGAAAAAGCAATCGCTTCTGCTGCTAAGTATACGTTGTTCGAATTCAACGATGCATTTACTAGAGCACAATTTAGAAATTTAGTTGAACCATACCTTCGTGATGTTCAAGGTCGCCGCGGCATTTATGATTTTAAAGTAGTTTGTGATGAAACTAATAATACTCCTGAAGTGATTGACCGCAATGAATTTATTGGTGATATTTATATCAAACCGGCTCGTTCAATCAACTTTATTCAGTTGAACTTTGTTGCAGTAAGAACTGGTGTTGACTTCGATGAAATTGTTGGTCAATTTTAATAAATAATAAAACAAAACAAATTACAACAGGAGAAAATAATGGCTTTTAATATTAACGATTTTTATGGAGCATTGCAATACGGCGGTGCTAGACCATCGCTGTTTGAATGCAACGTCGTTTGGCCAAATGGTACACTTCCAGATCTTAATTTTTTGTGCAGAGCTGCGCAGATACCTGCGGCAACTGTTAATGTAGTAGAACAAACGTATTTTGGTCGTGCTCTTAAGTTTGCTGGAAATAGATCATTTGAAGATTGGAATGTTACAATTATCAATGATGAGGATTATAAAGTTCGTGATGGGTTTGAAAAGTGGTCAGATGGTTTAAACGGATTTGAATCCAATGTCCGTCGAGCAAATTTACTGTCGACTAATCAGTATAAAGGCACAGGAACTATTATTCATTACGGAAAAACCGGAAGCCCAATTCGTACATACGAAATCCGCGGATTGCTTCCTGCTCAAGTAGCTGCAATGCAAATGGATTGGAGCACTGACGAAATTCAAACGTTTGATGTTACATTCGCTATGGATTATTGGGTCGCTCTACCTACCGGGGCTCAAATTTCGAGCACCGCGGCGACGGAGCAACAGGTATTTAGTGATCAAGCTGGAGGATAAAGGACTTTTAATTAGCGATTAATTATTTGAGTATGTTATAAGAAGGGGGGTTTAGCTCCCCTTCTTTTTGTGTGTTATAAATATATGCAATAGGTTTAACTCGGGATTATATTAATGCAACTATTCGGCTTTCAGCTTACACGCGCAGATTCTGCAGACAAAGAAAAAGGTAAAGCGCCCTCTTTTGCGCCGCCGGCCATTGACGATGGTTCTATTGAAGTAGCACCGGGTGGCGCGTATGGTACGCATTTTGATTTTGAAGGTGCGGCTACTAACGAAGGTCAATTGATTACACGTTATCGTGACATGTCAATTACCGCAGAATGTGACGCCGCGGTTCAAGATATTGTAAACGAAGCTATTGTTATATCTGACGACGGCGATGTTTTAGAAATCAATACCGATAAAATAAAAGTTGGCAAAGATATTCAAAAGAAAATACAAGAAGAATTCGCGCAGATATTGTCTATTCTTGATTTTAACAATGAAGCACATAATATTTTTAGAAAATGGTATGTAGATGGCCGCATTTTTTATAACGTAATAGTAAATTTAGAAAAACCAAAAGAAGGTATTAAAGAATTACGATACGTCGATCCGCGTAGAATTAAAAAAGTCAAAGAACCTATACGGCTAAAAGACCCTAAAACTGGAGTAATTATTCATAAAGGATATAATGAATATTATATTTATCACCAGAAGGGTATATATAACCAGAATACGCAGCAGGGTGTAAAAATAGCTAAAGATTCTGTGTGCTATACCCATTCCGGTGTTTTAGACGGAAAAACAAACACAGTATATTCACATCTACAAAAAGCAGTAAAAACACTAAATCAATTGCGAGTATTAGAAGATTCTGTAGTTATCTATCGCTTAGTGCGCGCGCCTGAACGTCGTATTTTTTATATTGATGTCGGTAATTTGCCTAAATTAAAAGCAGAACAATATGTTCGTGATATGATGACTAAACACAAAAATAAAGTTGTTTATGATGCATCGTCTGGTGAAGTAAAAGATAGTCGTCGTTATATGACAATGTTAGAAGATTTTTGGCTTCCTCGTAGAGAAGGCGGCCGCGGCACAGAAATTACTACATTGCCGGGCGGCCAAAATCTTGGTGAAATGGAAGATGTGGAATACTTTCGTCGCAAATTGTATAAGTCGTTGAACGTTCCATTTACTCGTCTCGATGTAGAAAGCAGTGTATTCAATATTGGTCGTTCACAAGAAATCACTCGCGATGAAATAAAATTTAGTAAGTTTATTGATAGAATCCGTAATCAATTTTCGAAATTATTTGATCAGCTATTAGAAACACAATTAGTGTTAAAGGGTATAATTAGACCAGAAGAATGGGATACAATACGTCAGCAGATAGATTACGATTTTCAAAACGATAATCATTTCACAGAATTGAAAGAAGCTGAAATGATTAAAGAACGATTAGGGTTATTAGATCAAATAGATCAATATGTTGGTCGTTATTATTCTAAAGATTATGTACGCCGCCATGTATTGAAGATGAGCGAAGAAGATCTTGAATACATGGACAAACAAATGGACAAAGAGGGCGATGATACGATGAGCCCAGATTTGAAATCAAAAGAACTGGGATTGCAACAACAGCAACAAGAATTAGAAATGCAAGCGAAAGAAACTGGAGCTCCTCCTACAGCCAAACAAGAATCAGTTGAATCTACAGAAGAAGAAAAAGAATTACTTGAAAGTATGACAAGATTTATGGATTCTATAACGGAAGAAGATTGATATGAAAATACAGGAAGCGAAGTTGCTTGCTTCCGTTATTGCGGTAGTAAAACAACAAGCAAAAAAAACAAATGAAGATATATTACAAAAAGTAAATATCGTTGAAGGACCAGTTGGTCAAAAGGGAGACAAAGGAGACAGTGGACCTATAGGAAAACAGGGTGCCGCGGGATCGGCTGGCCTTACTGGCTCATCTGGACCAATAGGACCACAAGGTCAAACGGGAGAGATTGGACCAATAGGAATACAAGGAATACAAGGAGAAGTTGGGCTAACTGGAGCACAAGGAGAAGTTGGATCTAATGGCGAAATTGGACCAAAAGGCAATGATGGTGAATTAGGCCCAAAGGGAGAAACCGGCCTTCGTGGTGTTCCAGGAACAAATGGAACAAATGGAACCCCTGGCGATGTAGGAAAACAAGGACCTATAGGAAAAATTGGTCCAAAAGGTGATGTAGGAAAACAAGGACCTATAGGAAAAATTGGTGAAAAAGGCGAAAATGGAACTGCTGGCACAAAAGGCAGCAAAGGAGATAAAGGCGACAAAGGTTCTATAGGAAAAATCGGCCCTAAAGGCGCAAAAGGGCCAAAAGGAGAAAAAGGTGTATCTGGTAAAAATGGTTCTAATGCTGATGTATCTAAACTAAAAAAGGATTTTGATACATATAAAAGAATATTAGGCCAACAATTAGAATCTCTTGGTGGTGGTGGTTCTTCTAACATATTAGACATGGATGATGTTGTTTTTAATTATCCTAGTCAATTGGCAAATAACGACATATTAATTTTCGATAAAACAACAGAAAAATTTACTGCGCTTAACATAGTAGATATTATAAATAATATAAAAATAGAGCTAGAAATGCAATATGACAAACTAATTGATGAACAAGTAGATGGAACTACTTCATTTACTTATATCGGGGAAGCTGTTCCTGGTGGTACAGCTGCAACCGCGGTTTGGAGAATAAAACGTGTAGGTGAATACGCGAATAATTTAACTGAAATATTATGGGCCAACGACACAGATGAATTTAATAAAATATGGGATAATAGAATTACCTATGTTTACGACAAATAATATTTTAGGAGAATAACAAATGGCAGAAATACTATTAGATCCAGATAATCTTTCGCAGGGAAATACTGCGGCCTGGAATACATCGAATCCAGGCCAGGGGGCCGCCGGTGCGTTAGTTTTTGGTACTGTAAGTGGAGTTACTTGCAATCTGACTGGCGGCTTAGAGCCGGTTGCGCAATTTGGCTATTTTGAAATCCGTAACGCCGTTAGTGCCAATAACAATGGTTTATACCAAGTTGATGTTGTTAATACGGCATCGTCTGATTACGACGTCACAAAAATTGCTGGATCGATAGGCGATTTGACGGCC